GTACCCTTTTTTTCTGTAATTTTTACTTATTTCTAAATCAAAAAACAATAAACAATTTTTATAATTAAAAATATAATCATCTGTTATAATTTTATCTGTTCTTGGATTCAATAATGCTAAAAAATCAAAGTTATATAATTTAATATGTCCAATTTTTTCTTTATCATATAAGTATAGTGTAATCCCTTCCTTACTGTTTATATCTCCACTTTTACCTATTTTGTAATCCATTACTTACAAAATAAAATTAAAAATTAAAATTTCAATAAATTAGTGGCTAAATTTTTATACTTACCGATTAAAGGTATTTCCAAAACTTTTTTACCTCTAAACTCGTAGCTTTTTTCAGGTAACATTAATTTCATCTGCCCAGTTTCATCAATACCAATTAAGGGGTAATTAACGTTTTTCATAGTAATATTACCGCTTTCTATTACTGTACATTTACCAGAGTGTTCCCATTGACCTCTATTATCAAAAATAGAATTTAAGTTTTCGTTTACAAAATTCCAATCCATATCTGATAATATCTTGTTTCCGTTTATATGATTCTTCAACATCAAATAAACGTCTTTTTTTGTAAAATTCTCATTAATACTTCCTGAACTTATCTTTTGATTTAAAATTTCAACAAACTTATCTTTTATGTCTTTTGTTAGTTCTGTTGTTCCTCTTTTGTTTGTAGGATTTACTAGTTCTTCAATATCAATTCCTTCTCTTTTCATTCCACTAATAGCCGCTTGGATTTGTTTTTCAGATAATTTTCTAAACCTTAAAAGTTTTTGTTTAATATCTTTTATAAATGCATTTTCTCCTTCATAAAACGCAATCGGTAATGTTTCTTCTGGTAAATCTTTGGTATATGGTTTATCATATCCGCTATATACAAAACCAATTCCTGAAATATTTGTAATACATTTATGCCCACCAGCATTTGCCACCAAATAGTCATAAGCACTTATTGTATTTGTTTTTGGATTAAAAGATGGCATCGATCCATAAATCGCGTCCATATCTTTTTGTGTAAATCCTACAGAATCTTTTGTTGCCTTTCTTTCAGAAACTTTTTTAATTATATTATAAGGTAATATGACTTTTTCTAGCTCAGGTTTAAAACTTAAAAGTACTTGATCCTTTATTATTCCTAAATCAACACCTTTAAGTTCTCTATCTTCTTTATAAGGGTTACAGGAAGCCTGAACTAACCCGACAGGTGACCCAATACCCGTTACTAAAAAGTCGGCTTCGGGATTTAAATCAAACGGTGTGTACCTATCATAGGAACCTTTTTTCATATTACCTAAACCAAACTGGTGAAGTACCCCACCTTCTTTCTGTATTACACCTTCTTTTGATCTGTCTTCAAGATATTTTTCTTGGTTTTGTTGCATTACTTCGGTGGTTGCATAACCTTGTTCTTTAGCCACTTTTACAATAGTATTATACAGATTTTCTAAAGATGGTTCGCATTTCATTACAAGGTATTCAAGTAAATCTCGTCCATTAACTTTATCGTTTTTATATGCTAATAAAAGTTTATTTAAAACAAGACCCATTAATAATTTATTTCTTTTAACACTTTGATCCTTATCGTATTTAAAGATAAAATTCATTACCATTTTTGTTGTTATCTGATTTGCAGCAAAGTTTGCAGAATCAATAGTTGATACCACAAATAAATCTTCATCTTTAAATAAATCTTTTGGTGATATTGTTTGAGATATTGTTTCAACATTTGATCTTGAATGTTTGAAACTTGTTGCCGTGTCTTTTTCCACACCCACTTGTGAATCGTGGTGGTCTGTATGTATTTCAAACATTGGTTTCCCGTGTGCAAAATCAACAAGAACCGGCATTATTTCTCCTTGTCCTTCCGGTTTCTTAACCGCCCATTCTCTTTCACCATATTGTATAATTTCACAATCAACAACTTTAAACCCTTGATTTTCAAGGTATTTTTTCATTGCAATTCCTGTGGTGACACCATCTAAATCTTGGTGAAAGTAAATTTTAGCCTTTTTGTATCTTTTAAGGAGTTGATTTATATCTCTAATTCCTGATTCTTTGATTAGTCTCCTATTTGTTTTGTTTTCTTTCATCATAAAACTTTTTCCCAATATCTTTTAGTTCCCAAGACGAATATTTTGATCCGTCAGGTTTTTTACCACCATTCGTCATTTCCCATCCTATCATTCTATATACCATATCCCAAAAAAGTGTTTCATCTTCCAATGGGTTTGCCAAGTCATAATTATTACTACTTTCATCAGGATTTGTATTCATATATAGTTGTTTTCCAATATCCCAATATGCCCAACTTTCACTCATACCAGCCCTACTTATTTCTTTATTAAAAGTATATTGCATTATTTTTCTAAAAGTATCTACAAGTTTTTTTGCTGTTTTTTCAACAATTTTTGCATCTTCTTTTGATAGTGCTTCGGCATATTTTCTCATACTACCACCGGCATCAACATTTTCATAACCAACATCACTGTAGTTTAGTTTTGATATATAATCGTCAGCACTAATACTTTGTTTGTTTTTTACAGTGTTTGACTGAGTAGTTTCAAAATTTGATTTTATTTTATTTGCACTTGTTATTCTTTTTAATTTTAATGCCCTTTCTTTAAGTCCTGGTATTAAGTCAAGTAAATTATTTGCTTTATCCCAATCTATTGGGTAATTTCCGTTTTGTTCATCGTAGTCTGTTAAATAGGAACCTTTCCAACTGTTAATACATTCATCTTCAGACCCACCATTAAAAAAACATAAAACTTCAACTATTCCTCCAATTTTTGTATCAAATGAAGAAAATGGGCCATCAAAAGTTTCATTACCAAAAAAATTATTTTTTACATAATCCTTAAATTCATAGTCTTTTGAAAATAAATTTATTAATTCATCTAAAGATGTTGAATTTTCTATTTTTTTATATTGAGAAAGTCTTTCATTCGCTTCGACAGCCTTTGTTCTTAATTCTTGGTAATTCTTATCATTTGTTTGATTTAATTGGTCATCAATTGATGTGTTTCTAAGATAACTCATATATTCGTCTGATATTTTTTTATCATCTTCTATACTTTCAATAATACCCATCATTTCTTTGATTCTTGATATTTCGGAAATTAACTTTTTCATATAATATAAATATGAAACAAAACAAAAAAACCAACATTACTGTTGGTCTTCTTTTATTTCCTCTAACTTTTTAAAGTATTCTACCCTTGTTCTTGCAATTTCCGTGTAGTTTGGTGAAAGTTCTATTCCTAACCACCTTCTTCCTAATACTTCTGCAGCCACTAAACTTGTTCCACTACCAGCAAATGGGTCCAAAACTATATCGTTCTTGTAGGACAATATCTTAATCGCTTTGGTTGGTATGTCCATTGAGAACGTTGCCTTGGTGAGTGACTTAGTATCAGCAAAGTAATTCCACTGACCAAATACAAGTCCCATAAACTCTTTCTTATCTTGTTCCTCGTATACTACTTTTTTCTTAATAGTTCCATCTTCTTGTTCTATTTCTGTTGGAACTCCGATCCATTGAGGCTCTCCCTTTACTTTTTTAATGTGTTGTTTCTTATATGCTAAAATCACACATTCTTTTGGGTTATAAATATAAGGTCCACTACAAGACATATAACTCCCCCAAGCAGTCGTCTTACTTCTATGTGGTGATTGTTCTTCTAAATCAACGATACCAAAAAATTTAAAACCAACTTGTTTCATAATTTGATAAAATTCAGATACAAAAAACACTCTACCGCCTCGTTCACGTACATTGGTTTCGTAAGGGATGTTTATGGCTACTCTACCGTCGTCCTTCAAAATTCTATAAGCTTCCGATAACCAATCTTTAGTCCATTCCCAATAAACATCCATATCTAATGTGTCTATATGTGAGTCATAATTAATACCTACATTGTATGGGGGCGATGAAACAAGAAGATCAATTTCCCCTTCAGGTAAAGTCTTCATTACCTCAATACAATCACCATTTATTATTTTTCCTGTTTCTATCATTTTTTCTATAATGTATCAATAATTATGACCGATTATTTTCTAAAAATTCTATTTTTCTATCTAAATAGAACCTTGCTTTTTTTAAATCCTCAATTTCTTTTTCAGGATTTTTTTTTCCCGCTCTACTTATATACTTTAA